GGTTTCTGTGGCGCTCGGCGGCGAGCCTCGCGTGTGGCGACTCCCTGTCATTGAGACTCCGGCCATCGCTGAAGGCACTTGTGTCGTCGGCGCATTCGGTACCGGTGCACAGCTCTATGACCGTGAGCAGGCCAGCATTCGGATCAGTGAACAGCACTCGGACTTCTTCATTCGCAACGCCATCGTGGTGCTTGCGGAGCAGAGGCTCGCTCTTGCTGTGAAGCGCCCTGAAGCGTTTGTGAAGGTTACCTTCAACAACGCTCCGACTTCCTAATCTGACTTAGGGAGAAGCTCTACTTAGCAAATGGCTAAGTAGCACACAGAAAAGCACAACAGAAAGCCCCCGGTCCACTACGGGCCGGGGGTTTTCTACTTCTATTGGGGCTTACAAGTAGTAATATTTAGCCGTGGCGAAGAATGCGAACGCAGACAATGACTACTGGGAAGAATACCGGCGTCTCGGTAAGGACTTCAGGGGTGACCCTGAAGACTTTGAAGATTTAGTTGTCGAAGAAGAGCATCCGCGAGCTATAAGAAAAAAGCGGGTCGAGAACACAAAGTTCACCCAGAATGATTAGGAGAGGCGCCTGTGGAATGTCAATGTGATCCCAATTGTGACTGCCGTACAGAATCTAAATACTTCTACGCAGCAAAAGTTTTACGAGTAGTCGACGGTGACACTATCGACGCCATGATCGATGTCGGTTTCGACATTCATCACAAAGCTCGTCTTCGCCTCCTCGGGATAAACACTCCCGAGACTCGTACCAAGGATTTGGTTGAAAAGGCTGCGGGTAAGGCTGCCACGGCTTACGCCATCGATTGGCTTGATGGTCTCGACACGATCTACATTCAAACTCACAAAGACAAGAGCGGCAAGTTCGGACGAATATTGGCCGACATCTATTGTGATGAGAATAAGAGCGCCTGCTTGAATGAGGATCTGGTCGACGGGGGTCATGCCACGGTTTATCATGGCGGTAAGCGCTGATCGTCATTTCAGAATCTTAAGCTAAAAGACGCCGCAAAGCGACCCCCTTGTGGTTCAATGTAGGCATGACGACGGAGCACCGCAAATCTCCCCGACGTTCCGTTGAGCGAATCGAGCGACTCGGTGGTTGGGGGAAAGTCAAATACCATCACCACTTAGAGTGTGGCCACATAGAGGTCCGTAACAGGGCGTCTACGGCACCCAAGATTGCTTGCGTTTGGTGTTTGAAGACAGCCGAGCGAGATGCTGAGTGGAAAAATCCGGGGGCCGCTGAAAAAAATTCCATCATAAGCATTGACTACGCCGCCGATCTAGGACAAGATGAGTTGGTCATCGAGCAGACTCGTGCAGCACTCGCCAGAGAGCTTTCGGTTCCGTCCGATGTCATCGACATAGTCGCCGTGGACGCTGGGGGAAATCTGGAAATCCAGTCTGCGTTGGTGTTTCTATCAGCTGACGACGTAAATCGGATTACTAGGCGGAAGGGATAGCGTGATTATAGAGAAACCGCCTCTTATGCCGCCCGACACGGGGGCCTGTACCGGGAAACCCACAGACTGGTGGTTTCCTCTCCGAAAGAAAGAAACACAGGGAGCAGCTCTAGCAGAAGCCAAAGAAAACGCAATTGTAGCAAAGTTGATCTGTCAGTCGTGTTCTAGTATTAGTGAGTGTTTGGAATATTCTCTTCATCATGAGCCCCTAGGAATATGGGGTGGCATGGATGAAACAGAACGTGCAATACTAAGACGCTCTAGAAACATTTACGCTGATCGTTCTGCACGAGTGTATTTACCGGGTGCCCGAAGTGGGCGTGGTGGAACACGATCTTCGAATCCAACAGGGTATAGCCCGGGCAGACCTAAGCAAAGATGAACTATAACCACACCGCTTCCTTCTTAGAACGTCTCGATGGTGTCACTACTTCCAGTAATGGATGGGAAGCCCGTTGTCCTTGTAGACAAGACGACAATAATCCATCGTTATCCATACACGAAAAAGATGACGGACAAATATTGGTCCACTGTCATCGATCTGCAGGAGCGTGTGGCGCTGCAGAAATAGTTGCGTCTATTGGTTTAACTCTGGCAGATTTACGACCAGACAGCAAGAATTCGTCAACAGATTTCGACCCGCCTAAGTACGAAAAGTCAACACCTAAAAAACTTACTTTTGTAAGTAAATATGAATACAAAGATGCCGACAATGTGCTTCTTTTCGAAAAAGTTCGTTTTGTTGAACCTGATGGTAAGAAAACGTTTCGTCAAAGACGACCTGACGGTTCTGGTGGATGGACCTACAAGCTGGGCAGCACGCCTAAGGTTCTTTACAATTTGCCTAAGGTGCTTAGACAGAAAGAGAACGGCGAGTCCATCTTCGTCGTGGAGGGCGAGAAGGACTGCGACACACTGACCGAACTGGGTGCCTGCGCTACAACGATGCCGGGTGGTGCGGGAAAGTGGTTAGAAATACATACTGAAGCTCTTGCTGGGGCAACGGTAGACATCATCGCCGACAACGATGAAATCGGAAGAAAGCACGCTCTTCATGTCTATGGGGAACTCAAAAAGGCGGGCTGTGATGTTGAGATTTTCAAATGTCCAGAAGCAAAAGACATCACTGACCATATCGAAGCTGGGGGTTCTACAACCGAACTCATAAAAGTTGAGTCAGACATACTCAAGTCTGAGTTTGAGGGGCAAGAATCACAGCCAGAGCTAGAAGAAACACCAGAAGAAGAGCTTCCCCCACCTTCACCGGAAGAACTGGCTCTCGAACAAATACGGCAACTTCTTGATGACCCCAACAAAACCCCAACACAAATACTTAATAAGGCACAACAACTAACCCAGACCCGTGAAGAAACGACTCTCAGAGATGAGGGTCGTTTGGTCGTATGGGACGAGTTCCTCCAAGAAACTGTCAACGACGATTATGACTGGTTGATTCCCGGCCTTCTAGAACGTAGAGAACGGGTAATGGTGGTAGCTGCAGAAGGTGTCGGCAAAACAATGCTCGCCCGACAAGTCGCCATTTGTTCTGGTTTGGGCGTAAACCCATTTACATTCCAGAAGATGCCCCAAATCCGAACACTGACAGTTGACTTAGAAAATCCCGAAAGAATCATCCGGCGCACATCCAGAAACATCGTTGGTGCGGCCAAGTCCATGGGCTTCGCTGACAAAATGCATGCACATTTATTCATTAAGCCAGACGGGCTTGATCTACTAAATGCTCATGACCGAATTCTGCTAGAGCAACACATAGAGGAAACCAAACCAGACATGCTGGTAATGGGACCGCTCTACAAAGCTTTCCTAGATCCGGGAACCCGAACTTCCGAAGCTGTGGCCGTCGAGGTAGCCCGATACTTAGACACGCTCCGCACTATCTATGGATGTGCCCTGTGGTTAGAACATCACGCCCCTTTAGGGAGCTCCATGACTAGCCGAGAGTTGCGTCCTTTCGGGTCAGCCGTTTGGTCTCGTTGGCCCGAATTCGGGCTTGCTTTACAACCAGATCCCACCCATATGGGAGAATATGTATATGAAGTTAATCACTTCAGAGGCGCACGCGACATAAGATATTGGCCGTTGCAAATGAAGCGCGGGAAAAAGTTTCCCTTTGAAGTAACACAGTTTATGGACGTAAGTTAATTATGGCAGCAGACGGAACAAGCAAAGCCCTGACTAGGGAGTTTCTGGCAGAACGCGACCTTCGCATGTTCAAAATGCGGCAGGGTGGCGTAACTTCCCAAGAAATAGGTCGTCGTTTTGGGGTATCCACTTCTGTAGTTTCAAAATCCATCGGTCGGCAGCTAGAACGCATGAACCGTGAAGCCCTTATGGCTTATCCAGAAGTTCTACGAATGGAATTGGAACGTCTTGATTCGCTACAAGCGGCAATTTGGCCCATGACCCAACATCGCAGGGTTTCTCTAGACGATGGCACGGAAATTCAAGTGGAGCCAGACATGAAGGCAATTCAGCAAGTTCTGTCGATTATGGACCGACGCTCGAAGCTCTTAGGTATGGAAAGTAATAATATTTCCATTCAAATGGACATGTCGACCAACCTTTCCGACCCCATTCGAGTGTCTATGGTTGGCGACAATGATGCTGCACCACTAGCCCAGTTCTCTCCCGAGCAAGAAGCCAAAGAATTGTTGCAATTGATGGCCAAAAGCGGTGTTTTGCCACAAGAAGAAGTAGACCAAATGTTGGGTTCCAAAGTATTAGATGTTCCTGAAGAAGACATCTTGGATTCCGCCGATGACGGCATCGTCGAAGCGGAGATTATAGAGCTTCCCCTACCAGCCCAGTCTGAAGACCTAGACTGATATACATGAGCGACTCAACGAATATCCCGATGTCTCAATACCTCCCCGCAGATGCCGAGGACGACGCCGAGGAACCTGAACAGACAGAAACTGTTGAGACCGACGAGCTCCAAGCTTTTCTCGACGAGATGGGGGGGATTGAGCTCGCTATGGAATCAGAACCAGAGCCAAAACCAGAACCAACAGTTCAATATGACCCACTTGCGGCTGCCGCTCAACTGTCCCAAAAAATCCACGACGACAATGAGATTGCTACTCAACAGGACAACGTCGAAGCGGCTATGGACAAACTGGCAGAAACCTTAGATCCCAAAATTTCTACAAAGATCAGTGACGACGACGGCCCGGCTGATAAGCAGATTCTTATTCGCTCCACGCAAAAAGATCATGAGCGCTGGAAAGTCGCAGCCGAGCGTGAAGGTAAGTCGTTATCTGGATTTGTTCGTGACATCGTCAATACTTCAGTTACGGAAATTTTAGACTGTTCTCACCCCATGGAATACCGAGAGAGCTATCCATGGTCCGAACGATGTCTTAAATGCGACACTCGCCTATGGAGCTCAAACGAAACCCACATCGAGAACCGACGGTGATTGAGCTCCGCCCTGCGGAAAAGTACGCATTCTGTCTTGAGTGCGATAGATTCAAGAGGCTCACCAAGCGTTGCAAAGAATGTGGTTGCTTTATGCCGTTAAAGGTTCGTGTTCCGGGTCTTCACTGTCCTATCGATAAATGGTGATCTGAATGCCTATCCTCAGCTGCGCTATTGACGATCAGATGATCGAAGAAGCCAAGCGACTGGCAGCGGAGGTTCCTCTTCTCCCCCATTCCATTCGGAAAGGCGAGGGAACGGTTTACGGGTTCCTCGGCGAGCTGGTGTTCTTACGCCTCGTCGGAGGTAACCATGAGAACACCTATGACTTCGACGTTGTCATGCGTAGCGGTATGCGTGTCGATGTGAAGACCAAGATGGTTACGTCCGCCCCACGCCCCCATTACGAATGCTCTATCGCCGCGTCTAACACTAAGCAGGACTGTGACGTGTACGCCTTCGTTCGGGTACACGAGGACATGACCCAAGGTTGGTACTGCGGAGCGATGTTCAAAGACTTGTTCTTTGCAGAAGCCCGCCCTGTCAAGAAGGGCGAGATAGATCACTCAAATGGCTGGGTGGCATCAGCCGATTGCTTCAATGTCAGGATCGCTGACCTGACGCATCAGGCGCCGTCTAGTTCGTTGTCTTATCGGTAAGTGGTAACTTTAATACATGGCTCACAAATACACTTGTGAATGGCTATACCACTTCACCTGTTCAGACTGTAAAAACTGGTGGTCATGGTCTTTGAGCCTGCCCGGACTTCAATATGTTCAAAAAAGCTGGCATTGTCCCCATTGTGGGAAGGTCAACGAGATACAAGATGCGGCGATTCGAGACCATTCGGAATCACCATTTGGTTCTGGGCCAGAAACGCCTGACGAAAACTAGTCGCACATCCCTTACTTGATGGGACAAGCTCCCCCTTCACAATCGTCTATTTCAACTTCGTGGTTGCCATTCGTTTGTGACAACGGAACTGAAAAGTCAATCTTAGAAAGCATCTTTATATATTCTGCCTCAGAAAACTCTTCATATGGGGGCATAGGGAAATTATGATCTGCATGTAACAAAAATGAAACAGACTTAATTGATTTTGTATAGTTATTCTTTAGCCACTCTTTTATCTCCGGAAGTTCGTCTTTCCGGTAATACACCGTGACAGACACACAGTTGTCCGCCCAGTCTGTTTGCATTCGCTTAACCCATTCCAGCTGATCCACAGCAGTCATATCGGCAGCCAAAATGGCACCCTCTGGAGATTGACATGGAAATTCCACCACATAGGAGGTGTGGTCCTCGCGCCCATCTAGCCCAACGTCGTATTGGACATTGTGCCCACGCTTGCGACACGCTTCAACTAAGGGGTCGGTAGAACGAAATCGAACACGGCGAATGTAATACTTAGCGAACCCGGGATGAATTCCCGGCGTAATCCCCGGCAAGAGAGACAATGTGCCCGAAGGTTGAATTGTTGTAATTCGTACCGACTCTGGCAGTCCCATTTTCTCTGACTCTCGCTTATCTAAATCATCCAAATATTCATACATCGTCGGCAACCAAGCCAGCTGCTTCTCAGATGATTGCAATACTCCCGTAATCGATTGTCCAAGCCGAGTATTTTTACTTACGATGTTTGTGGTTTTTTCATAAGGATATTCGAGTTGGGTAACGGCCTTCTGTGTCTTGTATAAGAGATACGAAATCTCACGGAACTCTTTCAGCGATTCAATATTCGGGAGAAAAATCGTCGCCAAATTGCAGCTCTCGCCGTCACCGAGCGCGATCTCAGCGCAGGGGTTAAACCCCTCCACGCTGTTATCTGTCTTTGCCTCTCCGAGCCTTCCAACCCGGCGAGCCAGTTTACGATTAACGAGTCCATATGGTTCCCCACTCCCGTCATACCCATTCCAGAATTCAGGCATGATTTCATCAAATGAATCGGCATAAATTGAATTATTACTGCTAGAGCGCCATGCCGGGATCTTTCCGGTTCCCCAGTTCTTAGCTCTCAGAAACAGCACGTCGTCCGGGTCCCCTATGGCGATCTGTGCAGATCGACGAGATGAACCAGAAACAACAATTCTTCCGATTATGTTACAAATATCTAAAACATCTACGCTACGAAGTTTCTTACCTGCGCGATTATCCATAACACCGCAGATGTCTTTTAATCCGTCGATAAGGGCTGCAGGGCCAGAAGCTGTTCCCCCAAAAGTTTTTAGTTTCGCTCCAAACTCCCTAACCAAAATGGTGGAATAGCTGAAGGATTTACCTGTGTCCAAGTAAGACTTCAACGTAGAGTGAAGCATCCGCGACCATCCCTGTCGCGAATCGGGCACGATAATGTCGGCATCGTTGGTCCGCTCGTGGGTGATTTCCACTCCCACTTTGACTTTGGGAAATTCGTGGATCTTTGCACGTTCAACTGAATAACCAACGCCACCACCCAACATGAGCATGTCGAACAGAAATTCAAAGTCCTCGATAGTTTCGATATTGACGTAGTAACAGTTATTCAAACTTGCACCGTTGAGCTTCTGAACCAGCGGCGTCCCTAGTTGCCACAGTGCGCGACCTGAGAAGGAGCAGCGCAGATTGAACATGTGGTCGAACAGACGTTCGGCCTCCTTCTGCGTGTAGTCAACTCCGATGTCAGCTGCGCCGTTAATGACCCGCTGTAACGTCTCTGGCCATATCTCGATTGTCCCATCGCCTTTTGATCGGCTGTACGTTCGTAGATAGACAACTTCACCCATCCCCCCAAAACCCCATGGGGGCGTCTCTAGGGCGTAACGGTCTACGAATTCTTGGGTTAGCAGGGTCATAATTAGTTCTCTCGGGCTTCTAAACTTGTTCAGCCTTCTGATTGTATCGAATCAGAAATTGCGGAAACTGTCAAATCAATCCTAAGTTTCTAGCCTCATCTATAGAGATGAGTTTCCCCTTAGCATATTTCAAAACTGTAATGGTAATGCCACCCGCTAGCTGACGTTCTTCGGTTATATCTTCTTCAACTAGATGCGTTTGTCCATCTCCATATCCAGAAATATGATCTGGAGAGGAATCGACACCTTCCGGCTTGCAGTTACCTGAAGGGTCACCGCAAACAGGACAGGCAATAGGGGCAGCACGAAGTACCTCAATGTTGTACTCGCCTATGCGTATCGCTTCCGACATGCGTTGCTCATAGGCACTGTCCGGGGGGTAACCAACCATCCCCCAACATTACATCAGGAAGTGGACTCCCACAGGTTGTCCAATCCCCTGACCATCCCCCCGTTGCGGAGAAACTCAACGGCGTATGACAGCCGGAAATGGAACTTGCCCGGTGTCCCCGGTGGGTACCGTTCCTCCAACAGAAGGACCGTGTACTCGAAGGGGTACCCGTCCCACTCGGCGTCGAACAGGTCATACCCGTCAGGGAGACCCGACGAAGAAGGCGGTGGGGCAGGAGTGCTTTGTTCGGGTGCGGGTCCGGGTTCGGGATCGGGCAGGGGAGCTTGGGTCGTCGTAGTAGTAGCTGGAGCAGCCGTCGTAGTCGTGGCCGGTGCGACTGTCGTAGTAGTCGTAGCTGGAGCCACCGTCGTTGTGGTCGCTGGAAGGTTCGAAACCCACACACCGTCTTCGTTGATCTCCATGACAGGTATGGAATACCCGTAGTCACCCATGCAGAGCGACTGCCAGACGGTAAAGGTTGGGGTCATCGGGTTCGCTGCGGCCCAGTAGGGATCGTTGAACCGGCGAATAACCATGTTGGCGTCCAGAATCCATTCGGGGATTAGACCCGAACTGAACATCAACGCTTCGATCTCTGGGTAGTTACCGTTGGCCCAATCGTCAATGGACAGAATCTGCCCGTCGGTCAGACCGCCAGCCCAGTTATCCCACGCCGGGATAGTCCCATCCTCTTGGACGTTTGTGCCCTTGCCTCCGTGGAGTTCTTCGTAGTAGCGGAAGACGATGCCGGGAGGGATCGTGCCGTCAGCTTCCATCGTGGTGATGTGTGCGGCCCACTCGTCGTAAGTCATGTGGATGAACCCGTACTCCGTGGAGCAGGGTGAGTAGATCGCGTCGTGAGTAGCGGTCGCAGGGGTCGCAAACATCAGTAAACCTGCGAGAACGCCTGCCGTCAAAAATGGCAACGTTATTTTTTTCATGTTGATTCCTATGAACGCGCCTTATTAGTCCTGCGGCCTTCTAACGCTTGCCGCAGTCGCGCTTCAACTAGTAGGTGGGCTGTCAGGATACCCCAAATTGCTTGAAGGGCAAACCCTCCCCAAGAGGTTTTGCTAAGCCTCCAGAAGCTCCTAGTAAGGGTTTCTACCCTCTGGGTCCTTATAGCCCATAAGTCCCAAAGGATCACCGTCGCACTAAGAAGGAGCCACCCCATCACCCCCGTCTTTCGTTGCCCCTTCTCCAAGTCGATAGGACCCAGATACCCCTTTACGAAATCGTTAGGGGTCACCCAAATTCCTGAACATTAAATCCATTTTCGGTCAACACACCCATAACCATGTCTATGTCTTGACCCATAATGTCCGGATCGGGGTATTCGGAAATACAGCGAGCGATTGTCGCTGGAATTTTCGCATTCGTAAGGACATCTCCAACGCCCCTCTCGAATCCTAAGGCGTCACCCCACACGACATGCCTGCCCAAAAGGTATTGATATGGCACGCTAACCAATGTCGCCATAGGTGTATTAAAATCATCCATCTCGACATGCGTAGCTGTTAGAACTTCTTCAATTTCCGCACTTTTATCAAGAAATGCCTTGAAGATGTCCTCCCCTTTATGTAGTTCTGGAGTTTTTGATTGAAACCCTTCTGCAACGAGTGTGATTGCATCACATTGCCAAAATTTACGCATCGCTTGTATTGCGTGTTCACATTTTTCTAAACGCGCAGCGGCAGGCTTCTTCATATCCGCCTTAGAACACTGAATTATTAATATCAATTCATCCTCACACCAACCAAAAAAGTTGAAGGGGAGATCCTCGCCCACTCCGAGCTCATCAACGAGATTTTCTTTGGCATGTTGGGCTGCAGTCATTGAAAGAGCCAGCTTGGAATAGGTATCCGGGTAGTTCTCCATTGTTATGTAGACTACACAAGGTACAGACTGACAAAGGACACCCTATTTATGGCTGAAAAGAAAAAACAACCCGCAGCTAAAAAGAAAGCTCCAGCCAAAAAGCCAGCGGCAAAAAAGGCAGCAGCCAAAAAGCCAGCGGCGAAAAAGGCAGCAGCCAGTAAGCCAGCGGCGAAAAAGGCAGCAGCCAGTAAGCCAGCGGCGAAAAAGCCTGCGGCCCAAAAGCCAGCAGCAAAATCTGGAACTCGCGCTACTACTCCACCACGGAATCCGGCAGCGAAAGAA